CGAGGTCATCCAGGGCAAATCTTCCAACATGGAAGTAGGAATGCCCTTGATAAGGCCGGCTATCCATTCTACATCGACGGTGTACTTCGCCATCGCCGGATTGATCTGCGGCTTAGCTGTTGCTGAATCTCCTGCGTGTTCCCAGGTGTCGGCGGCACCTCCTGTGGACCCTTCCTTAGGATAGGAAATGAATCCTTTGTCGGTGGTTCCTAGTGGCACTACTTGCCTCCAATGGAAAGAAGAATAGGGGTTTAAAATCGGCTGACGGAAATCGGTTACGAAATCCTCATAGTCCGTGAAATCCGTGTAATTGAAGTCCTTCAGGTCGATAATGTGATCGAGTTTCCGATCTTTCATTTTACCCTGCATTTCTTCAAAATTGCTTTTCAGCCCTTCCGCTAAAGCGGTTTTGAAGGTTACCTTTTTGTTTGTGGTATGCCCTTTTTTAAGGTCCACCAAAGCAGTATCGAATTGATCCTGCATTTTCTTTTCTGTGGCCTCCACAACGGCTTTCTGGTCCTCGGCTATCTTATCAATAGCAGCGGACATTTTATCGTCGAACGCCTTTTTATCGGCCTCCCTTTCGGTCTGCCACTTCTTTTCAGACAACTGCACAACATCTTGCACGGCCTCCTTTATGTCTTTTACATCTAAAACCTTGTCGCTCATTTTGAGTTCAAATAATAGTTAATAGTTCCTTTTTCAGCTCCTCAAGTGAAATCGGCTCAGGCTTCAAAGTGTCCATTTCGGACGGCTCATTGCTAAGTGATTTTAGTATCGTTTCAATCCGCCTCAGCCTCTCGTCTGAGTAGTCCAGATTGTAGGATTTCTCAATAAGTGATAATATGCCGTAATGCCCCTTAACCCCTTTTATGTCTTGAACGGTTGCCAGTTCATTAGCAGCCCATGAGGTAAGGAAAGAGTATTCGTATAGCTTGTATTCGTCTATAATAGCTTTGTTCTTTTCGTTCCGCTTAATGACCTCATACCCGATGGATAGTTCAGCGTTCAGCCCGTTCTCCTTCATCAGCTGAATGTCCGTGAACATGTCTTTTGACACAGATTTATTCATGTTGAACTTGGTGGTGGTGAGAAGGCCGAAACTGTCGTTTGGGTCTATGTCCAGGGGAACGCCTAAAGATACCGTAGGGTTATGGTCTTTTAGCACCCGCATACGTTTGCGGTTCTCTTTTACCGTTTTTACAAAGCTGCCTTTTGCTGAAATATCGCCGTCGCTATCTTTGAAGTCGTATGCGTTGGCGTAGGCGACAACAATTCCCTGCTTTTCGTCAAAGTCTTTAACGTCGAAGGAAGATTGTTTAAATAGCATTTTAGCCTAGGTTTAACCAAAAGTACATTTTAACAACGCGCTATAAAAAAGTTTTGCAATACTGTATTATTGTATTATATTAGCCTTATGACCGAAAAGGATGCCGTAAAAGAACTTACCTCACAACTAAAATGGTACGTGCCGCATAGGTCGCAATCCTGGGCATCCCAATTTTTGACCCGTTATGAATCAGGGGCAGTAAAGCAGAAAACAGTCGATAAGCTATTAAAAGACTTCGGCTATGAAATAAAACAGGAAAGAGAATGGAAGAAAGTGAACTAGAAGATTTTGAGGGGTTCTACAATAACATGAAACTTAGGGACGCTAAAGGAGATAGCGTTGTGGGTCACTGTAAATCTTGTGGCGGTCCCGTGATGGGAAAACTTACTTTTTCATGGGAACCTGATATACCAACCTGTGATTGCCATACTACAAAAGGAAAAATCAAAAGACTGTTTCAATGGAAAAAGAAATCAAAGTAGTTGAGGAAGTACTAACAACCGCTTTAAAAGCCGGGCTGTTTCAGTCCCTTAATGATGCCCACCGGGTTAATCATTGTTGGGAGGTAATCAAAGCTAAATTAGCCGGAGAACAGAAAGAACAAAAACCAAATACAAAGAATTAATCCGGGTAGTTCCCCTGGTCCCACCTAATTACATCGGATTGTAAGGGCATTCGTTCTTTTTGGATAAGTGCCTTTCTTTTTATCCTGTTACAAGCGCACCCCTCCCATACCGCATACCCTACCTCCCAAATGTTTCCGTTTAGCTTTTTGTGATAGTGAACAGCGTATTTTTTTATCATTTCAGATGTGAAAAATCTCTTATTGATTCGTGGTGAAATCTATAGTAGTGAAAAACATACAGCCCTTTGGCTATTCCTATCTTGCCTTTTTTCTGCAGCACATCCATCGCAAATCTGGCATCTACAAACATCCCTTTGGCTTTAGTTAACCCTTCCTCAAATTTAACCCGGTTCCAGGTTCGCTTAGGAAACAACATCAGTAGTCCGGCGGTCGGTCTGATTGAAGGAACTACCTGGTCATAATACTTATCAAAGTGTTCCTTGCTGATTTTGTAGTGATTAAGAACGTCCGGATCATTGCTTAGCCCGTTCGGAAGTTGATGCTTTAATCCTAACCGGTTGGTCATGCAGGATATTAAAGCGTATCCCTGATTTCTTCGGATTATATCTTCGATCTGAGCTGGCCAGAACTCATTTATCTGCATCACATCCCCATCGGTCATACAAATCCAATCATCATCATTCGGAACAAGCGCACAATGTTCATTATACGCCCTGCCTAGATTCTTATCCCCCCTACCAGGGTTGAAGTACCACACCTTAAAATCAATGGGTTCCTTATAAACCTTAGCCCGTGGAATGAGGGTTAAATACTTCTTCTTAAGGATAAATTGTAACTGAACAGGCGTTCGCTTGTGTTTCCGCATCACGTACATTAAACTCAGCTGGTCCCGCCAGGAATGCTTTTCTACTTCCCTATACCAATCCTCACAAAGTCCGTCAAAAGAGCGATCACGAATAAAGAAACCGTTTTCCAGTAGTCCATATCCGGCAGGGTACTTATCCTTAAAATACTCAGCCATCTGCCTTTCTACCACAATCTTTGTATCGCGTCCTTGCGCAATAACCGCTTTGGCTTCCTGATAAATACAGTTCCTTTTTGAATGCGAGAAGGCCATCCACCCGCCCCGGTAGTATTTGCCGATCATGTATTTCAAATCCCCATGAACCTCATAATTGGCATCCATGTAGACGTATAAATCCGCTTGAATAAATTGATGGATGTTGATCTTGATTTCCCGGGTCTGCCTGATTAGGTCTTTCTTTGGTTCTACAATGACTTTTTCCCACCCCGGACAATTAAGATCGGGGGTATCGGTAAACATAACGGCACGGAAGCCGTCTATTTTAGGTAGGGGCTTAACAGTATCATAGTTGCCTAAACATACGCTGTATATTAATTTATCCACTTCTTCCTGTCCTTATCAAAATCAGCATAGGTAATATCCAATGTCATGCCCTCCTTTGGTTTGGCCCTGGTCTTATGAATAACCCCTAGTCCGTACTTATCCTCTAAATATTCGGTCTTTAGCTTGGTGTTTTCAATGATCCCGGCCCATACTTGGAAGCAGGTTCCAGTCCATTGCTCCTGCTGCCTGGGGACTATGGTCATGGCTTCGTTATATGGGTTGATGTCGTGAATTAGTATCATGCCGCCGTTATTCAAGACATCATAAGAGTTAATTATATCTTTCTCCAACTGTTCCGCATGATGCAGCCCGTCGATAAAGATAAGATCAAAGGTTTCCGTATTCTGCTTAAAGAAGTCGTCTGATGTGCCTTTAAAAGTCTTATCGGCTACTTTCTTATTTGGGATTAGTTCGGGCTCCACCCCCTTTTTATTCTCACAGTTGATTAGTTGAAAATTATGCCCGTAGGCTATGCCGATTTCCAAGTATGATTTATACCCTTTATCCTGAATGATCTTATTAATTACGTCGTGTTTCATGCTTTTCGTATTAAGGTTCCGTTCTCTCTTTTTGCGGGTTGTGTTATCAGGGAGCAGCGGCAATTTATGGTGTTTCTTGCGCTTAATCTTAGGTCTGCTGGATATAATGCAGGTTCTTCACCTATTCTTACCCCTCCATCAAATATGCCCACCATAAAGTCCTGTTCCAAGGGTATAAATTCACTATCCCAAAACTCTAAATGTGATGCCCTGGTGCGCCCGGGTTGATACACCGGCGACCAGCGTTTCACCATAACATACGGGCTTGATTTTGCGCTCAGGTACTTGCCCTGATTCATAGAAGTTACTACCTCTGTTCTAGCAATAGACAATGCTCTGTTTCGATTAAACACCTCCCCGGCCTCCCTTCGTATGGTTCGGGCAATCACTTCTGCCCCTTCGCCGTTTTCTATGCCCTTCGAAATTATATTTGTGATCTTTCGCTCTGTGGTGGCTGTGATATTGACTATTCTTCCGGTGGTTCTTACTGATATAAACTGCTGTAATAACTCCCTCCATATCTGAAACACATTCCTATCTGTGAATCGGGTAAACAACTCCACCAGGTCGTCTATGATGTCCTTCTTTTTGGGAAGGTATGGCTCTACCGTCTTTTGGTATTCGATCTTAGCCTCTTCTAAAGTAACCGTTGTATAAAGTTTATTAAGCAGTTTTTCAAGCGGCAAAGTATCTATATCGTTCCATCGCTGCCCTTTTTCGTACTTGTCGGCAATTGATTTGTAGGTTTTAATGATATATGATAAAACCTGCCGATAATACCTTTTTTCATACACCGCCTGCCTGCGCTCAAAAGCCTGTTGCTCCCTTCGTATCTGGCGGGTGGGCT